GTTTTGGTCAACTTGTTTTCTCTTTCTCGGTAACCGGGGAAAGAGTTTTGGGCTGTGAGTGGTTGAATATGTCGACGCGGTGTCATAATGACGTAACCGGGCGCTGATAATCATGGCTCTAGTACCATGGGGCAGTTTAATGCTGCACCTATTTGCTGCTGCATCGTGTGTGGTGGATGCAGTATGATACCTATCTATGGGGATGAAGTAGCGTAATTGTTGAATAGACGCACCATTTCGATAGTAGGAGCCACTATGCCTTCGACGAAGACAGTTGATAAAACTGTCATGTGTGGCTGTCGAAGTGTTAAAGCCATAAGTAGAGTGATCTTATCCAACATTTTTTAAGGGAAGCGAATTACTAACTGTGCCGTGTTCGAGCCCAGTCTTTCTGTAGAATGCCTCTATCTGTTACAAAAATGAATAAACAATCTACTGCCACCAGGAGCTCACCAGTCAATGAGCCGAGGACCCCTCAACCTCCACAAACCAATTTGAGAGGGGGCGAGCGTCGTGTGAATAGTGCCACGTCTGAAGAGAAGTACCAAGAGTCTAATTCCCAAGAAATTGCCAGTTTACAACGGCGATTGCAGGAGTTGCAAGACCAGGAGCTACTTCTGGTGAATCAGTCAAAGTCCCGTTTGGATCGAGGGCTTAAGGACAGATTTGCTCGTAAAACAACAATCGGAGGGACGGTTGTTGTTTCCTTAGGTGACATAGCTGCTAAGTTAAAGCAGAAGTCACAAGAGAAAAAGGAGGTGTCACCAATGTTGCTGTCATATAGGAAGTGGCAGCGTGGTGGTACTTTGACCGCTGATGAGCAGCAAATGGTCAATAAGTACACGCGACGAGTTCGTGGTACACCTTCTAAGGGATTGAACCCATCCCGAGTCGCAATACCTGTTTCCAATTACTATGAAAGTTTAGACCGACAAGATGCTCAGCGTCGTGATCGTAAGAAAAATAAGCATGAGTCTAGTAATTTGAAGAAACAAGTGAATGGTAGCGTTACCAGCGGCGAGTATTGTAACGCCAAGGCAGAACCTGAGGCTTCTGTGGGTTTGAAATTGCCGAGTCAGTATGAGGTAGACACTTTGTGGACGTCTAAGAGGGCTAATATAGTTAATCCAACTATTATTATGCCGTCTGCGCCAGTATTGTCCCCATCTGCTCATTTCACCACTAAGATACCTGGTGTGCATGAGACTAAGTTGCGTCGAGCTTTAATGAATCTCCGCCACGTTGTTGATTCAGATAAAAATCTGATCCGTGAGTGTGAGTATTTTCGATCGTGGACTAGTCCAGTGCCATTTGGTCCTGCACTTGAAACCGGTCCATCACCTTTGGCTTATTTAGAGGAGAGAGAAACTCCCGGTGGTGGAATTTTAGGTTTTCGGGAGAGACGGTTGATAGGCGTGTTGTGGTTTAATAGGTACCAATTTGCTTATCTTGATTTCATTGGGTGGTGGAATAGGAGTGGGTTTTCTCAATCTGCTTCTCGTCTTTTCGCGGATCACTGGGGTGTCCATTTTCATGAGGATTATGTGGACGTTCTTATCCCGGCCGATTTGGTTAATGAAATGAAGGAATGGTGGAATCACAAAGAGCGTGATCCAGAAGCTGTGAATTTTGGCTTGAGCGTGTCTAGGTGTCGTGTTTTGACATCTGAGCTCGCCATCACTGCTGAGCAATTGAGAGTGGCGACGTTGTATGCGCCTGCGATTGCTTATCTGGAGAGTTGGGAAGAACAACAAAACGTGTCTCGAGTGACCTTCAATAATTATCTAAGTTCAGGTCTGCCTGTGTCCTTCACCAAGAACAAGCAATCATTGTCCAAGCGTACTGGAAAAATGATAGCTTGGGCCAGCTGTGGTGTGCTGGCTCTTGGTGTGCTGGGAGGTGTTATCCTAGGGCGCAGTATTGGTGGTCTGTTTGATGGCAAGAAAGGTGGTGTTATTCCACCTGCTCCACGGTTAGTTGGTATAGAGACCAACCCTGGTCCGGCTTTAACATGTCTCATAGATTTGAAGCGGCTGTATTCAGCTGCGAAAGACATTAGTTACAAGCATTTTATTGCCAAATTGAAGTTAAACGCGCATTGTGCGGTTCGTCCGTTAGTTAATTGCGCGTCGTTGCCTCATCCTAAGAATCCTGGTGTCTCTAAAAAAGGAAAGCTTAGTTTGAGTGATGGGAATTTGAGATACCCATTAAACCTTAAAACACCAACAGAGTGTCGGGGTAGTCACTTCCAATATGGCTTTGGGAGTCGTGATTATAAACCCTCGGCGTTTGCTTCTAACCAACATAATGAGAAGCAAGCTCTTGTGGCTCGAATTTTGTGTGATACACCCGAGCCGGATGCTGCGGAACTGGAGGCCTGTTTGCAATGGTGCAAGCAGAACTACAGAAAGTTATTTCCGTACATCCATAAGGTTAAAAGTGTCTCTTGGGAGGAATATTTGCGTCGTAGCAATTCCTCGCCCAGTGTGAAAAGAATTCTGCAGAAGACACATGAGCGTCTTGTAGCTGAAGGTATGACTGAAGATAGTATTCTGACAGCTGCCGAGCTATATCGTTTTACTAAGCGCTCATCTTTCGTTAAGGTTGAAAATGATCTGTATGATTCACCATTAGGTAGAAAGCACAAAGCCCCCCGTTTGATTCAAGGAGCACAACCCGAATTTATTTGTTTGGTTGGTCCATGGATCATGGCCTTGCAAGATGCGGTCAAGCGGTGTTGGGGTAAAGATAATTTTTTGTGTTTCACTAGTGGTGTGTCAGCGGAGGATGCCGCAGAGTTTATCACAGGAGGGAGTGGTCCGTGGTTAGAGGATGATTTAGGTAAATTTGATTCTTCTATTCGGGCCCCGTGGTGTGAGTTTGAGGTGTGGTTGTGCAAGAAATTTGGCGCGCCACGAGCTGTGTTAGACCTAATGTCAGCTAATATAAAAACTCATGGCACCACGCATCATGGTTGGAAGTATAAGTGTTTGGGAACTAGGAAAAGTGGTGACCCTTATACATCAGTGTTCAATTCCATCATTAATGGCGTGTCGCATTTGTATTTGTATTGCAAGTGGACACATCACTCTGTTGAGTCAGCACGTAGAACAATTCGTATGCTGCTCCAGGGAGATGACAATTGTTGTCGCCATTTAGAGAAGCAGGAGTTTCCTTGGCAACAAGGAATGGCGTCTCTGGGTTTTGACAGTGAAGCAATTTATCGACGACATTATTTCCAAGTCGAATTTTGCTCCAATCGTTTGTACCTCACCAAACAAGGGTATTGTTTTGGACCGAAACCCGGTAGAGTTTTGGCTAAATTAGGTTATGTGATAAATCCTCCGGAGGGTGTTGCCCCCCAGTCCATGATGCGTGGTATCGCTCTGGGTCTGAAAAGGAGTTGTAATTTTATCCCACCCTTGTCTGCTACTGTAGAGAAAGTCATCAATATGACCGAAGGCTATCAAGCTTGGTATAAACCTAAACAGTTTACCGCGTTTGATGAGTCTGAATTGAAGGTGAAAACTTCATGAGCCTAATATTGAGTGTATGCTCAATCTCAATGTTAATTATGATTGGGATTATGGGAAACAAGCTTCTTATAAGGAGAAACTTGCCCATTTGAAGTTTGGTGAGGATTTGCCCCTAGTCACGGATTTATTATTTGATCGTGACACTGGAGGGCCTCAATCCATCTTCGGCGGTTGGACAGCTCAGAATTATCCAGCTGTATGTTGATGCAACGGTTTAGCCGTTTGAAGTGAAATTCTTCTAAAAATTATTGATTTGAATCCCAACCATTATTTGGCGGTGGATTGTTACGGATTTTGCTAGGGCGTCCAGTTTATCTGTTGAGAGTAATTAACCTAGCAATTGTCCAAGACCGAGATTTTAAAGGAAATCGGTATGTGTGTGCACTCATATTCAGCCTTACCAACTGAGTGTGCGGAAAGTAAACGCAGAGTGCACACAGGTTCTCCACATTCATATTCTTTTCAGGATTCTTAGATCAATTTCTACGTGTACAGGACGTTAGATTTGTGCCCTTGAGCTGGAGATGTTTAATGTGTGTGGGAGGTGAGCTCGACACTGTTGATTCGAGACGGAGTATTATACTAACTTCGTTAAAATTACCATAAAGTATAACAAGCATGCTCCTTTAAGGAGAGTCCGGAACGGTGCGTGAAGTAGTACAGGCCACTTAATCCTCTGCAATTCAATGCCTATGTTCAAAGTAGATCCTTAGGGAAACTGAAACTCGGAACACCACTGAGCGTAAGTTCGTAGCGCCCTTCTCGAAATGTCTGGTAGTAAAAGCATGATTAATGTTAATGTCTGTGTGATGAAAAACCGCTTAGTAAGGATGTTTTTTGCCCAACATGTCTTCTGTAAAATCAAATAAAATTAAATTAAATAATAATAAACATAAGGCCAAGAAAGTTCGAATTGTAGATACAGTTCAAGTTTTTGGTCAGTCCCGCCGTAGTCGTGGCAAGCGACAAAAGCGAGGAAATAGACCATCAGGACCAGGAAATTGGTCTAATGGTGGGTCTGGGAGGATTGGCCTTTCTGGTTCAGGGAATTTTGCTACCACTCGCAGATCCCAAGTAATCGAGGAAGATGAGTATATTGCTGAAATTAATGGTTCAACAGCTTATGCTGTTACCCAATATGCGGTCAATCCTGGTAATGCAACGACTTTTCCTTGGGGTAATAAAATTGCCTCATTGTACGAGGAGTACGATTTCGAGTATCTTGAGTTCTATTACAAACGTGAAGTGTCTGAGTACGCCACGAACGGTCAAGCTGGAAAAGTGATATTGTCGTTTGATTATGATGCATCTGATTCTGCTCCTACATCAAAACAGCAGGTGGAAGATACGGTTCCACATTCGGATGGTATGCCGTCAACACCAATTATACGGTTACCATTGGACCCTCGTATTTTAAGAGGTTCAATGCAAAAACATTATGTTCGCCCTAGCGCGCAACCTGCAAATACTGATATCAAGATGTATGATGTCGGTAATCTCAATGTGTCAACAACTGGGAACTCCAACACTACTGTGTTAGGCGAGTTGCATGTGCGTTATCGTGTGAAATTGAGTGTACCAGTTTTGGAACCTTCTTTATCCAATGTTGGTGGTGCAGCGCATTTTTCTTCTGTAACTTCGACTTCAGCATCGAATTTTGCAGGAATGGCGCTGCAGGGAGGGGCTACTGGTAATCCAGCGTTGATTACTTTAGCAGGTGATACTGTAACTTTCCCTGCAGGTATCCCTGGTAATTACTTTTTAGCCTTTAGTATTGCAGCTGCTACATCTGCTTCAGCTGTAAACTTCCAAACCGTCACAGGTGGTGTCACGCTACTCCAATATTTTACAGGAGGCGCTGCTCGTGATGCATATACCCAAGCAGTTTCTTTGGGGGGCACTACTATTAGTAGTGCGATGTCAAATGTTATGGTGTCAGTTACCGCTGCTGGTGGTACACTGGTTCTTGGAACGCCATCAACTTTGGTAACCTCCGGAACGTCTAGTACGGACTTGTGGATAATTAGTATGCCAACTTCTATTATCACAAGTAAGCCTGTTTTTCCACCTTCAGATTTGTTGAAGCGTATTGCGCGTCTCGAGCAATTATTGGAGAAGGACAGTGAATTCGAGGAGGAGTCTAAGGAATATGATCCTTCTAGCACTCCTATTAAATCCACTTCTACTAGTTTGAGCAATTCGACAGTAGATTTAATTGGCGAGCTCCTAGCACGAAAGAATGTTAGTAAGATGCTTGTCAATCAAGCTTAAGCTTGTGTGTCCGGTTGATCTGGCGACCGGAACTTTGCATTATAACCTCTATAAAGATCAGATGGCGTAGACCGATAGTTGCGGCTCCCAGGGATAGCAACCCGGGTGTCTGTTCAGTGTTTGAGACACGTTGTCGCTTGAGATTCCAACCGTCGGATGGGTTTGTTGAATCAATATTAAGTTTTTGTGACCCGCTTACTGGAGCGTTAGAAGGTTATACGGGTGAGCTTGGGATCTCACGCGTGAATTTTAATTGCTGATCAAGGATAACAACCTTGCCGCTGTCAGCAGTTCCCGAGATCAGTCTCGTTCATCGGAGGTCAACGGTGTGAAAGAAG